CAGGGTGACTACACCAAGATCATGTGGGAGGAGTTCAATCTTGCTTCACCTACACAGATCAACAAGCGACTTGATAAGCTGGGCTGGAAGCCAACAGTTAAAACAAAGTCTGGGGAGGCCTATAAAATTTGCCCAGAAAATTTAGCAACGATACCTGACACTGCACCTCAGGCAGTTAAGGGTCTCAAGGCATGGAAGGTACTAGAAACACGTTGGAAGCTCGCCTCTGAGTGGCTACAAGGCTCACAGGATGATGGTAGGGTACACGGTACAGTCATCACCCCCGGTGCTGTCACACACAGGGCTGCTCATCGTGGTCCCAACATGGCTAACATCCCCTCTGTACCTCACGGTAAGGATGGTATCCTGTGGAAGATGGATGGTATGTATGCAGCTGAGTGTCGGCAGGTGTTCAAGGTGCCAGAGGGTAAGTTGTTGGTAGGTACAGATGCCGCAGGTATCCAGCTGCGTGTACTCGCACACTACATGAACGATCCTGTATATACAGAGCAGGTGATTGATGGTGACATCCACACATTCAACATGAATGCGCTGGGCAGGTTCTGTAAGGACAGGCCCACAGCTAAGACATTTATCTACGCCTTCCTGCTAGGGGCAGGGGTAGGTAAGATTGCAGAGATACTTGGGTGCAACGGGGCACAAGCTAACAAGTCTATGCAAAACTTTTATGAGGCACTGCCCACACTCAAGCGACTAAAGAGTGAGGCATCTCGTGCTGCTAGTATGGGTTGGATGAAGGGTCTTGACGGACGTATTCTATCCATTGGCAGTGAGCATCTTGCTCTCTCTGTTTACCTACAGGGAGGGGAGACAGTCATCATGCGCCTAGCTAATCTGTTCTGGCAACGCCAAGCCAAGAAGGAAGGGATTAACTTTAAGCAATGTGCATGGGTTCATGACGAATGGCAAACAGAAGTTGACGAACACCAAGCTCACAGACTAGGAGAGATACAGGTCCAGTCTATTGTTGATGCTGGTAAGTTCTTCAAGCTAAACTGTCCTATGGATGGTGAGGCAAAAATAGGTAAGAACTGGTTAGAAACCCATTGACATGGTGCTCTACTCAGTGTATTATAATCAAACAGACCAACGCCAGAAAGGAAATTACATGGCAGATAAGAAAATCGTACTCAAAGATGTTGAAGTTAGCTGGGCTAAATTGCAGGAGCCAGCCAACAAGTATATGTCAGAAGAGATGGAGTACACAGTCGCAATCAAGATGAACGATCAGCTTGAACGTCTTATGACTGACTTCAAACTCAACAAGAAAGTAAAGGAAGGTAAGGACAGCACATTCGATGGTGCTAGGTTCATTCAGATCGGTCTTGACGAGAAGACACGGGGTGGTTGGACACGTTACGGTGAGGTCTACGACAGCAACGGTAACCCTACTGAGGACTTGATCGGTAATGGTTCAAAGGTAAACATGTTTGTGTCTATCGGTAACAGCCAGTACGGTAACATCATTAAGCTGGGTCATCTCTCAGACATGAAACAAGAAACCAAGGAGATGTTCTTTGATTTCTGTCAGGTCATGGAGCTAGTGGACTACGATGCACCATCAGCAGTCATCAAGTCTAACGTCCAGACTAACGCAGCTGTAGAGGCTGCACCATCAGAAGAGATGGAAATTGCATTCGAGTAAGGAGATAACATGACAGACCAACCTAAAGGTATTGATACCCTAATCGAAGATGTCTATGCTGTGTTGACCGATGGTTACACATCAACAGAAGAAAGCGAGAAGGTTATTGATACCTTTGGGGACAGTCTCAAAGACTTACTCCGTTCTCGTTTGAAACCCCGTACAGAAAAGGGAGCAACACTACGTCTATCAGCAATCGGTAAACCTTCTCGTCAACTATGGTATGACAGTAAGGGACACAGCCGTGAGGTTATGACTGGTGACAAGCTACTCAAGTTTCTGTACGGGGACATCATCGAAGAGATACTTCTTACGTTAGCTAAACTTTCTGGTCACAGTGTGACAAATGAGCAACACAAGGTAAAGGTTGCAGGAATTACAGGACACATGGACGCAGTGATTGATGGTCATGTAGTCGATGTAAAGTCTGCTTCCCCTTCTGCCTTCAAGAAGTTTTCTCAGGCAAGCCTAGCTGTTGATGATCCATTTGGATACATGCAGCAAATCTCTGCCTACAGTGAGGCTGTCCCTGATAACAAGGGTGTAGCTTTCTGGGCTATGAATAAGGTGGATGGTTCACTCGTTCTTTACCAGCCATCTAGTGACTTACTGCCCGACACACAAGAACGTGTCACTGAATTGAAAGAAGTCTTAGCCTCTGACACACCACCTGAACGGTGCTACGAGGTTGAGTTTGACTACAAGACAGGTAATGAGAAGCTGGCTATTGGCTGCGTCTTCTGTGACTTCAAGAAGGAGTGTTGGAAAGATGCTAACGATGGTCAAGGTCTCAAGGGTTACAAGTATGCAGCTATGCCGTTTCCCCTATACCTCACCAAGGTGGTGAAGGAACCAAGGGTTGCGGAGATAGACATTGGCTAGGAAGTTAACCACAAGACAAAGAGCACTCAAGGCTGGGTATAGGTCTGGCCTTGAGGAACAAACAGCTAAGATGTTAAAGAAAAAGAAAGTAAAGTACACCTACGAAGAGACCAAGATCAAGTGGGAAGACTTTAAGATCAGGACTTACACACCTGACTTTGTTCTTCACAACGGCATCATAGTAGAAACTAAGGGCCGCTTCACAGCAGCAGACAGACGTAAACACCTTGAAATTAAACGACAATACGGGACGGAACATGACATCAGGTTCGTCTTTAGTAACAGTCGTGCCAAGTTATACAAGGGTGCTAAGTCTTCATACGGTGACTGGTGTGACAAGCACGGGTTCCTTTACGCAGACAAGGAGATACCAGAGGAATGGTTAAATGAATGAGGATTTGACTACTCGGATTACTGAAAGGTTTAGTATTGAAGAGATAGCAGACGCCTGTGGCATTACACCTTACATGTTTATACAGGCTTTCGCAGATGAAATAGTTGACAACCTAAGTTCTTTGTCAGATATTGACCACGGGTTTACAACAAAGATAGAGGACTACGAATGATTACACAGGAAGACATTGATGCCTTCAAGATCATAGACGTTACACCAATGGACTACTCGTATTGGGTAGAGGATAAGATCATAACAGAGGGTGATGAAAGACTGGTGGAGAACATCCTAGGTTTGGTAGGCGAGGCTGGTGAGGTAGCTGAGAAGATTAAGAAGTATCGCAGAGACAACACCAAGATCAACCAAAAGGAACTCATCAAAGAGTTAGGTGATGTGGTATTCTATGTTACAGCACTATCAAATTACTTCTACAGTAATCTCAATGAAGTGATGCAAACAAACATGGACAAGTTGAATGATCGTGCTAACCGTGGTATGATTAAGGGGTCAGGAGATAACAGATGAAACAGAAATGGGTAAACAATATATTCGTGAGGTTCTTGAGGTACTCAGTGTTGTGGTCAGAACATCGTCAGGCTATTAAACATCTTAACACACTCTCAGACAGACAGCTTAAAGATATCGGTCTTAACCGTGGTGACATTGACCGGATGGTCTGGTTAGAAGAAGACAAAACTATGCGAGGACGAGGCGAATGAGCAGCAACCAACTACCCACAGACTATCAGTCATTCATCCACAAGTCACGGTATGCTCGTTGGCTTGAGGAAGAGGGACGCCGTGAGACATGGGGTGAAACAGTATCACGTTACATGGATAACCTCGTTTATCCTAAGATTGGTAAGGATAGTTACACTAAGGATATTGAACAGGCCATCCTGTCTCTTGATGTAATGCCTTCTATGCGAGCCTTGATGACTGCTGGTCCTGCTTTGGCACGGGACAACACGGCAGGGTATAACTGTTCATACCTACCCGTAGATGACCTTAAGTCCTTCGATGAGGCTATGTTTATCCTCCTCTGTGGTACTGGTGTCGGGTTCAGTGTCGAGAGACAATTCATCAGTAAGCTCCCAGAAGTGCCTGAGTTGTTCGAGAGTGAGTCGATCATTGTCGTTAAGGACAGCAAGGAAGGTTGGGCTAAGGGGTTCCGTCAATTGATTGCACTCCTTTATAGTGGTGAGATTGCTCAGTGGGATGTGTCTAAGGTTCGTCCAGCTGGTGCTAAACTCAAGACCTTTGGTGGTCGTGCCTCTGGTCCTGCACCCTTGGTTGATCTGTTTAACTTTACTATCCGTACCTTTAAGGAAGCAC